GCGTCACCGAAATCACAAGCGTTACCGATACGGTTTCCTCCTTCTCGGAATAATCGCCACCGCTCCAGTCAACGCTCAAGACGTTGGCGGAATCTCTGCAACCGCATCGCCAACTGCCACATCATCTGGGTCGGTAAGCAATCAAGCTGTGCAGATCATGCAGGGCTCAGCAATTACCAACACTTACGGCGGAAACATTCAATGCCAAGGTCCAACACTGACTGTCACGCCATACCTCAATCGCACCAAATCATGGGGGCTGCCTTACGAGTACAGCTATCCAGATCCGGTCTATGACCTTTCCGACTTGAACGATGATGGTCGGTTAGACAATCCAGGTGACGTGCTCTTCTTCAAAGACACGCGCACGGGACAGAAGGATAACCACAACTGGAATATGGGCTTGTCGATTCAAGCAACCATCCCGCTAGACCAAGGTCTGCAACGGCGTTGTAAAGAGGCAGTAGACACGCAGCTTGCGATCCAGCAACAGCTTCTCGCCAACAAACGCTTGGACTTTGAGATCAGCCGACTAAAGCATTGCGGTGAGCTGATGATGAAGGGTATCCGCTTCGCCAAAGGCAGCCCTTACGAAAAAGTCTGTCGTGACGTGCGTGTTCACCGGCCCGTTCCACATACCCATTCTATTTCCGTAACGACCTCTGGAACTTCCTCCGCTCATAGACACTCTCAACCTTGACCTTCTTACCCAGTGCCTTTTGAAGTTTCTTCGCCAACTTCTTTATCGTCGGCCTGATC